CCGGATGTCATTGAGGAAAGCGAGGATCTGAGATCAGAAATCAATGATCTAAAGGCCAAAATAGTGGACGCGAAGCCCACGAAACCAGAAGTGGAGTCAGAACCCGCCGAACTTCCGGCAGATAGAGAAGCGCGGTTGATCCGGGAACGGGAACTATCGGATCTTCATCCCAAGTGGATTGAACTGATCCGCAGCAATGAATTCAAGGTGTGGGTGCCAAAACAATCTGCCGCCATTCAAGCCCTTGGGGCGAGTGACGACATCGACGACGCCGACAAGATGATCACCTTGTTTAAGCAGCACAAAGAGGATGCCGCCAAAGTGGCGAAGCTCGAAGCCGAGCGGGCCGCACGTCTGCATCGAGGTGAGAGCGTTCAAGGTCGAGGGACGGCCCAGCAAGGCGAAGCCCCATCGCAAGACGCACTCTGGGAACAGGCCAAACGCGATCGGGCCAAGAGGGCCGGCGCGTAACAAAAGAGGTACATCATGCAATACTATAACGACGCCAATGCGTCAACCTACAACCAGTATTTCGTCGTCCAGGAGCTGATCGAGCATGCCGAGCCGATCATGGCAGTCTCCAAGTTCGGCAAAACCAAGCCCCTGCCGCAGAACAAGACCGACACGATCCTGTTCTCACGGAGGCTTCCGATCGGTTACGACTCCACGACAGGCGGCATCAACATCACGCCGACTTCGTATCAGATGTCCGAGGGTCAAACACCGACGCCGATCACGATCAGCTACCAGGACGTGACCAAATCGCTCGCCAAGTACGGGGTGCTCTACAAGACCACGGAAAAGACCGAGCTGATGAACGAGCGCAACATTCCCGAGGACATGCGGGCATCCGCTGCCGAAGGGGTAGGCTCGATCAAGGAAATGATCGTCTGGAACGAGATCAAGGGTGGGACTTCCGTAACCTATACCAACGGTTCCGGGCGCACCGGCATCAATACCGCGATGTCGCTGAACGCACTGGAAGGTGCCAAAGCCTCGCTGAACGCGGCCCATGCCTCCACCGTGACCAGGGGCAGTCCTTCTGGTCCTGACTACGGCAACGTCGCCGTGGGCCGTGGGTTTCTGTGCTACGGTCATACCGATACCGAACACGACTACCGTGCCCTGGCTGGGTTCAAGGATGTCGTGGACTACGGTTCGGCCAAGCCCTGGCATGACATGGAGGTCGGATCAGTACCGGGATTCAGAGTCGTTCTGACCCCGATGCTGAAACCCTGGCTGGCCGGCGGTTCGGCAACTCTGAACGGCATGCGTGCGGCAGATTCTACGAACGTGGACGTGTATCCATCCATGATCTGTGCCGAGGGTGGTTACGGCCATGTGCCTCTGAAGGGCAAGGACGCCATGATCCCGTTCGTCATCCCGGCGAACCAACGCAACCACGCCAATCCATCGGCGCAGTTCGGTTACGTCGGTGTCGATTTCTACACCACTGCCGTCCGACTCAACGAGTTCTTCCTGAACCGCGTCGAGTCTGGCGCGACTGACCTCTAAGGAGAATCACATGGATCTGTTTGACATCCGAGGCGGCACTTGGTCTGTCGAGAGCGCTGTCTTTGTTGCTCCTTCTGGGGCGGACAAGGTTATTGACTACACCAGCAATCCGAAGTTTGTGCTGAACGGTCGCCATTACACCGGCGATACCTGTGCAAGCGGTGCGCTGAATACCACCGACATTACCACTGGCGAAGCATTCTTGCCGATCGTGAACGGGCAAGTCTGTCTGTTCGTGCTCAGTTGGGAAGCCGATGGCACGTGGGAAGTTTCTCAAGGTCCGATTGTCAACTACGATGATCTGGTCAACGGTGCTGCGGTGCTGGATTTCCCGTCGATCCCTTCGACGGTGTGTCCGTTCGCGTACATCAGCATGAGGAACGAACACGCAACCACAACGTTCACATTTGCGACCGACAACTGGAACGCTGCAACCATGACGATCGGTACTGCGGTGAACTGTGCGTTGCTGCCAACGCAACCACTGACAGCCGAAACCACGTAATCTCCGGGATTTCCGGTGTGTTTGGAAGGCCCCTTCGGGGGCTTTTCCTTTTCGAGGAGAAATACACTATGCCACGAGGCGTAAGAAATACCGCATCAACCACATCCTACGACACTAGGATTCCTATCGCCGCCCCCTTCAGCATGGATTCGTTGATGGATGGCGGTCCTGATATTCTTGTGGCTCCAGCGGAGGCCGACATTCGCGCGCTCTGCGAGGACGAGAAATTTCTGCACGAACCCATTGTTATCAAGTGCATGAAGACCGGAGAGATGTCGCCCAAGGTAGTCGAGATCACCGTGCGTACCGGCGGCATCACAGGACCGGCGCGACACGACAAGGAAACGGGCGAGATGAAGCCCGGAGTCGCCGGGCGCGGCGGCAAGCGCGTGACCTACACGCTGGAATACGACAAGCCCTACACGGTTCCCAGGTTCGTGTTCGAGGCCCTGGCTCACTCCAAGCGGACGACCCTGCAGCAACGCCAGGACCCGAGAAACCCGATGGAAATGATCCATTACCACGCCCACGACTTCTCCTACCACATCGAATGCCTGCGGGACGACAACCCCAAGGGTCAGGGATGGCGGGAGCGGGTGCTGGCCGATCCGGCGTAACGCATGAACTTTCTCGCACTCGCCCAGA